GGTCTTCTGGGTGCTCAAGGTGCGTGTTGGCGGTCATCCGTGTCTCTCAGATACCTTTATTATAGCACGGAACCTAGGGCGGTGGTAGACCCTTAGTACAGTTTGCCAAATGGTCCAAAGCGTTTGCCCTTCTTGGCAGCGATGAAAACCATATCAGTCATAAACTCTTCTCTTTTCTTATCATCCAAATCAATCACTGCTTCAATAAATTTCATTTCCATAAGTTTTGCTTTTGCTGTATATGGTTTGTTTAGGAATACGGTTTGCATATTTACAACAAACTCATCCTGCTTTGTAAGTCCCCCAACATCAACGCCTTTGGTTTTTAGTTTACTGAATAATTTCTTATACTCAGATACTTTTTCATTGAACTCGGTTGCATTAGCAGGGAACTTATTATGATTATTTTCAAAATCCATTTTATTCTCCTCGATGAGTTTAGCAACCATATCAACTGGTGCTTTACCCATACGAGCAGATTGTGCTCCTTTTTCCGTTGGTTCAAATTTCAAGTTAGACTCTCTAGTGGTATCATTTGCCTGAATTTGGAAGTTATATTCAGCATCTGAATTGCCAACAACAACTCTACATGCAAGAGAATCCCATTCATTACCCTTTTTCAAATTGCATTTACATTCATAACTCCTGACATCAAAGTTGTAGTTATTATTCAATCCATCTTCACGAACATTCACTTCTTCAAACTTAGCAACTTTTCCAGATACTTTCTTTAGAGAAATACCCACCACTTTTCTCTCTTGATATAGTTTTCTTAGAACAGCATTCAATTCAAGAATAGTCTGAGAACCATTACCATCTATTGTTTTATCAATCAATCGCATAACGCCAGCTTCATCTTGAATACACCAAATGTCTGCTGGATTCCAAGTATCCTTTTTACTAATCCCAAACTTTTCTCTAGCTACCTTACTGATATAATCCATGAATCCACCATCACGATTGAATTCAGAAAATTTTGTTGGTGAAAATTCAGTAAACATTCTTTTAGACTGGGCAAAAAATACTTTCAACCATTCTTCTTCTACATTTGGATAGATGTCTTCAAGTTCTTTGTACTTAGCATCTAGTTTGATATCCGTCCAATCATCATATGATATATTATCGTTCAATACTCTACGAAAAATCCATGCAGATGCTCTTTCTTGCATGGCAGTTGTCTTAGCATCTGCTGCACCTGCGGATTTTTTATTACTAGCAATCCATCTAATTTTGTATTGACCCATTTGATAATCTAGAGTCGCTTTTCCTGCTCTGATTTTGATTTCTATATTTGAGCCTTGTGGTCTACTAAGAGTGTCTTCAATCTTTTCGATATTGTTTTCACCAGTTTTTATAGTCCAGAGCGATCTTGGATTTGGTTTCCATAGAGAGTCTGCAAAAAAATATTCTGGTTCTGGAATGTCTTTCACAGCAGCATCAAAGAGTCCGTTGATCTTCAAAGTCTTAGCTTTCTTCTTTGCGTCCGCTAAGGGCATGTTATACATCGTGGCAGGCATAAAAAAAAGGGGAAATATTTCCCCTGTATTTATTAGAGATCACCAGTTTTTCGGTTCTCAGAACGTTCAATACTGAAAGCACCTTCAGGATATCTAGAACTCAGTTTTTCAAAGTTCATTTGGATAACTTCTTCAATTGAAATATCAAGACCAATACATGCTTGAGAAACATACCACATGATATCACCTAGTTCACGTTTTAGATGAAATAGGTTTTCTTCATTCACTGGTTTACCTTGGAAGATAATTTTTTTCACAACCTCAGTAAACTCCCCAGCTTCAGCAGACATTCCTACAGCAGCAGTAAGCAATCGCTCGGTAGGAAATTCATTTTCGTGAAGTTGAACCAGACGTTGCCCAAAGTCATAGTAGTTTTTACTGGGCGGAGAAGTAGTAGAATCAACGAACTGTACATATTTTTCTAAATCAATCATACTTTAGATCAGCAAATGTGTTTTTTGTTTTGAATTTATCCAAGATTGTAGATCGTGGAATATCATCTTGTCCAGAATCTTGAATGTCACTCTGTGCAGACTGTTCTACATCATACAGCTTCATCTTCGCTCTGTCAATACCAATGCAAAATCTTTTGTTCACTGTAGGATCATTATATCGATTCTTCAGTTGTTTTACCATTAGTTGATTCATGCCCTCAAGTTCTTCAGTGCTAATAAGGGCAAACATAAGATCAGCAGTGGCAGGAAGACCAAAGGATTCACTAGTATCAGTAATGTCCACATCAGAGCTACCGTAACCTGCACGAGTGGTTTGTGTCGCAGAGACAATAGGAACATTATGCTCAACTGCCATACCCCTAAGTTCTTCTGCAATTGCTTTGACGTAGGTGTACGAGTTGACAAGAGATCCCTTGTACCGAGAAGATGCACATATATTGAGGTAATCAACAAATATAATATCAGGTCTAAAATCTCGCTTGAGAGAAAGATCACTAATAAGAGAATTGAAATGACCGACATGGGCAGATGCAGTTGGGTATTCTTTGATGATTAGTTTACCCTGTGTTTTCTTAGAAAGGTTATCAATCTTTTTATCAAACATGGGCTTTGGTAAAGATGAAAGATCCTGAATGTTTATATTCAAAAGATTTGCGTCGATACGTTCTGCAATTTTTTCTTCTGCCATTTCAAGAGTGATGTACAGTACGTTCTTACCTTGCAATAAAACAGAGCTGGCATGATGGCACATAAACAAAGACTTACCCACGCCAGTGCCTGCAAGAGCAATATTGAGAGTTTTATTAGGAAGTCCGCCTTTTGTAATTTTGTTGAAGAATTCCAGATCAAAAGGAATTTTCTGTTCGACTCTATGGTAGGAAGCAAATCGTTCGTCGGAGTCTGGGATGTAGTCGTGTCCGATATGAGTGTCGAATGAGACTCCCAATGCATCAGAGAGGATTTGGGGGATAGATCCTTTATCCTTCTTATCATCTTGCCCATCTGCAATTTTGATCGACTCCATAAGTGCCAAATATATAGCACGGTCTTGGCACCACTTTTCAGTAGTATCTATGATCCATTGTAACTCACTACGTTCATTAGTCAGTCTAGAAATAATTTGATTGGTATTCTTGTATTGTTCTTCACTCAAATCATTTCGATTTTGGATTTCAATTACAAGAATTTCTTTTGTGATTACTGAGTTGTATACTCCCAGATATTGTTGAATCTCTGAGAAGATAATCCCATATTCTTTGTTAGTAAAATATTCTACCTTGAGAAATGGAAGAACTTTACGATTATAATCTTCCTGCGAAAGGAGATTATTGATGATAAGTTCTTCGATGTTCATAGGTAGTGTAGATAAGATCCTAAAATATACTTGTGATTAGATTCTACTGGTAGTCCAGCATGACGCCATTGCCAGGTTGAGGGGAAAATTAGTATCTTCCCTTCTTCAGGTTTTACTTTGCGTTGCAACAATGGGAAATAAGTTTCACCACCAACACTAACGTTGTTCAAGTATAGCATAACTACAAGGAACCGTCTAGCAGATTGATAGTCTTGAACATCAACATGTTCTCTAAATTGATCTGGAGTACGATGACGATACTTCTTGATTCTAAATTGTTCAAAACAATACTTAGCAGGAAAATCATATCCACATTGCAGATCTTCCATATAGAGTTTCACTATATCGATGAAGTACTGTTGTATTTGTCCTTGAATTTCATCATACTGAACTTCAGTTCTATGTTCTGTAATATTGAATTCAGTCCATCTAGGACGACATTCACGGTCAACTTCTATTTTACGTTCTTCCATTTCGAACGTATTGATAATATGAGAACATAGAATTGAAGGAACTATATTCTCATACTCTCTGATGTATCCATCAAGCGTCGTTACCATACCTAAACTCCTTAGCGGCACATTCATCAAGAGCTTGCATTATGTCTGGCGTGAAATACTTCTCAGGATCACTGAGAATAGATTTAGGATAAACAGAAGATTCACCAATCTTATAACGGTTTCCAACACGTTCGAAGACTCCGTACTTCTCACCCAATTCCAATAATCCATAATACTGGTCCAATCCACGATCGTAATAAAGTCTAGTTTCAATTTGACTATTCTCCTTTGTTAGACGGGACTTATGTGCCTTACATTTTATGATGTTACCTACAACTTCTTTGCCATCTTTTTCTTTTGATTTGGACAAATAAATGATAGTGCTGGCAGCATATTTTAGACCACTACCTCCACCCATGTCTTTAGTTGGAATATAAGCACCTACCACGTCATAAGTGTGGTTTGTTACCAGCATAGGAATGTTTGCTTTACCAAGTTTCAATGTAAGAACTCTGAAGATCGCCTTCACTACCTGGGCACGAGTCATATCGCGTGTTTCTTTTCCTTCAGAGGAATCTTCTATTTCTTTTGTTGTAGAAAGCATACCAAGAGAATCCAAAACAAACATCAATGGTTGACGCTTATCTTTGGGTTGTTCTAGATATTTATCTAGAATTCTCAATGCTTGTGTGCGAAACTCTTGTACTGTAGTAACAGGTACAATTACCATTCGTTTTGAATCAATACCTCGGTCTTCAATCATAGAACGAGTAATTGCAGACTCAGATTCAAAATATATTACACCAGCCTCAGGGTTATGCTCAAGGAAATGCTGAACAATGCCAAGACAAAAGAAAGTTTTGCCAGTGCTTGACTCACCTGCAATAGCAGTAATTTTGTTTCCTGGGACACCTCCATAAATGCTACCGCTAACCAGAGCATTGAAGATATAACTACCAGTATCAATGAAGCACTCAGTATCACCCGCGGCCACTCCATCGGATACAAGAGAAGCGTACTCATTATCAATCTCCTTGACTACATCCTGTAGAAAATTCACTCTTTTACCTCCAAAATAGTTGTGATGTAATTAGAACGTTTCATGGCACGTTCGAACCATTGAGCATCAGTCAAACTTTCAAACTCTTTTTCTTCTCTTGGGGAAAACCCAAATGCTTTTTGATAAGAGACAATAAATTTTGTTGTCATGCAAATAGAAACTCCAACGTGGAAAGTTTTTCAGACTTCCATCCGATTGTATCTAAGATAACTTCCAATGGTTTTAGAAAACTATTAGCAAATTGTAAGTCATAGTCGATGTTTTTGTCAAGCTCTAACTCTAGTGGAAACTGTCCCATGAAAGAAATAACATTCTCTCCAATTTTATTTGGTTTCTTCAAATAAATAAACTTTATCTTATCGCCATCTTGTATAAGAGGATATTTGTGAGTCAGTTTGTTTTTCTTGATATGGAAATTATATAGTAAGGATCCTCGTGTATGAATAGGGGTGGACTTGGTGTAGATAGTTGCTGGACTTGACCACTTATTCATACCATTACATCCACGAGGAAATGAAATGTCTTCGATGGGGAGAGAATTGAACTCATTCCTAAAAGTAGAAATGAACTCTTGCACATCCACTTCAGTTCCATTCATAATAACATTTAGAGCGTCCTTGATTTTCTGACGACATGGACCTGGTGTAGATGATTTGACTGCTTCAATACCCATGATCTTTAGTTTAGGTTCAGTGAATCGAACACCTTCAATGTCCCAAGCATTTAGGATATATCTTTTCTTGGCAGTCCAGATACCTTTATCGGCAATTGTCTCACGTTTCATTTGCATTTTTTGGTCGTAAGCATTTACATATTCCGCCAATTCCTGGTAGCAACTCTCAATATACTTCTCAAGTTCCAACTTACAGATCTTATCAAGGAATGAAACAATGACTTCAGTAGTCTTCTCTCTTCCTTTGTATACACTTTCAACCAGAGGACCCAAATTGAGGTAGATAGAATCAGTGTCAGCAGCAATAACATAATCTTCTCCGTCAGTTTTTAGAATTTTATTGAGATAGGCATTCATCTTATTCTCAATCCAGCGAATAGAGACCTGACCGCTGAGTGTAATCGCCTCTGCGTTTGCCAGGTTATAGTACCTAAAGTATTGGTTTCCGATGGCACCATATGCTGAGTTGAGTTGTATCTTTCGTGCCATTTGGATGTTGT